GGGAGTGGTTCAGAATGCACTTCAGAAAGGCTTTACACCTAACGAAATTAATTGATTTCTAGACCTATGCTACTGAACATGTGGAGTCCCGGAAACGATCTTTGTATAAAGCGGGTCATCGGAAATTCCAGGTACGCCCTCACATAAGTACGGTATATGAAATCACAGCAAAAACCTTTGAAAAGTGCTTCGTTTTGAATTAACAAACAGGGCAATTGGATCTGGCCAAGCATAAATTCAGAGTTTTACTGAACCCTAGTAATGACAATAAAGCCATAATGGGCCATATCATGCATAATCTTCTGTAGGTATGGAAAGTGATGGAGAAATAGTTTCCAAAACCATGGGAACCTAATTAGGGAAAGGCCCGGACTTAAACTTTCTGCCATGGTGCTAACTTGAAGACTATATCACACTAATTGGAAACATGGTTCAACTAAAACCCAGATTATGAAGTCGGTCGAGGGGATATATCCAATTTCGACAGCAGCCATTCAATGGCCACCTTCAACTTGTATTGGCTGCCCAATGTTCCATACTTCATGGAAGCTGTCAGGTTACTAGGTTATAATAGATCATAGTGTGCAGCAATCGAGAGCGTGTTTCGCAACCCCAGAGCAAAGTTGCGATTAGCCAACACGGAGAGCATGCAGACTAATCGAAAGAAACACTGTTGGATGAAATTGACCGTGGAAGGCATACTCTGTACTGGGATATACAATACATCATTCAGGAACACCCTAACCCGCTTGTGTATCTCACATGCCGTGGCTGAACTTGGCAATGTACTGACCGGCTATAAGGCACTTTGTCTGGGTGATGACTTATTAGAAGGCGTTCCAAAAGAAAATATTCCCAAGTTAAAAGAGTCAATAAGCCGAGCTTATATTAGCAATCCTGTGGAGGTGCAGACTTAGTACGGAATAGGGATGCTTTAACGGGATGTAGGTTACTCCAACAAGTACTTTAAATTCTTATCCAAAATTTTTATCCGAACAGGCCATCATGTGACTGGGTAACGAGAAGTTGACCGGACACTAGTGACAGGCACTTAATCAGATACAATTGGACGGACTGTGCGACTGGGAC